GGATACATCTGCTGGACCAAAATTCAAAAAACATTTTCGAATAATGACAAAGCGACCAACACACAATCCTAACGTTTTATTTGTTAACAAAAATGCAGATGGTGAAAAACCATTCTACGTAATTAACAAAGAAACGAGTGCTGGTAAAGAACTAGAACACGATTATCATATGTATATGTCATCAATCAAACAAGGCGTTGCACCACTGATAATATCAAAGGATAATGCAAAGGTAGAATTACTGCCTCGTCATAAAGTCGAAAAAGGAAAAGTAAGATTATTCAATGAACTGGATTTAACATTAAACATGGTTCTAAAAACATTCTTTGGACCTATGTTAGAAAAGGTTATTGCAAAACATGAAACTGAAATCTTCTGTATTGGAACAAACCCATTTGTGGACGCAACATCTCATATGATGTACTTCAATGCAATCGAAGGCGAGTTTCTAAATGCAGATTTTAAGGCTCTTGACAAAACAACACCACGGTGTCTTATATATGACTTTGTTGAATGCGCATTACGACATCATCCAGTTGATGTGCGATCAGCAATAGCAGAAATGCTCACATACCGATTACACACATTAGATGGTAATTTATATTTCATCGATTGTGGTAATTGTTCTGGGTCATATGTGACGACACTTATGAATTGTCATACAGTTTTGAAAGTGTCATGGTATTCTTTCTGTAAGAAGTGGCTTGAAACATACAATGTGCTTCCGACATATAAGGAAATAATGGATAATTGTGTGATTCGTATCTTAGGAGACGATGCAATTAGAAAGATTTCTAATGTTATAAGCATTACAAATGAAGATCTTGTAAGTGACGCAGCTACATATGGATTGACACAAACACCATCAAAAACTGAAGGATTAGTATCATTTTGCTCTCGTACATACATCGAGATTGAGCCAATGATATATTTCCCAAAATTGAGCAAAGATTCAGTAACATCTATCTTGTTTTGGTATAATAAGTTGACAAAACCACAAATTCAAGCAAACATATTTACAGCTTTATTGGAAGCTTCATTACATGATGAGGCTTATTATAATGCTTGTTGGTCGGCAGCAGTCGACATATGTGGTATGTTTAATGTGCCGTTTGATTTCATCCCCTACAAGGAAGCTCGAGAAACGTTTGTAGCTTACATTCGAGGATATCGATCAAGTCCTGTTTTTAAGGAGCAGGAAAACCTCTTGAGTCAAAGAAATAAAAACGTGAGTAATTCAACATCTTTATTTAACAAAATGGCAGATATGTGGTTAAATGAATACACTCAAAAGCGCGGCTTGAAACCAGC